CGTCACCTGGCCCTTGTCCGTCATCGTCAGGCCGGCCTTGCTGCCCTTGGGGAAGATGCCGTGCACGGTAAGATCGCCCCAGCCAACCAGCCAGATCGACGTGTTGTCGGAGCTCGAGCCGCCGCCGCTGATGAAGTTGTTGGCGGTCTGCGAGGTCGAGGTCGACGTCGTGTTGTAGCGCGGCGCGAACCCCATAATGCGCTCGGGGTTGGTCGCCGTGTTGCCGTACATCAGCATGCCGGCAAACTGCTGGGTCAGGCCTTCCATGAAGCCGCGGTCCTCGGAGAGCCGATAGGCCGCCGTGTTGCCGTTGAGATCGGCCAGCGCCTTGTCGATCTCCGAGTAGGTCTCGAGCATGCCGCAGGTGTCGGTGATCTGGGTGCTCGTGCTCTTGGTCGGCAGGACGCCTTCGTTGTAGCGGCGCCAGGTGCCGCTCGGCAGCGTCGTGCGGACGCTGGTGCGGTGGCCGGTGGGCAGGTTGCCCTCGTTCCACACCATGTCGTCGGTGATCTCATTCATCTGCGAGAGAAGTTCGATCACCTGGGCGACGTTGCCCTCGGGGTCGACGACCTTGGACCAGTCGGCCAGGGTCGGATTGGTCACGGAAAGCGTTGCCATGGGTCGGGGTTCCTAGTTGTGCTGGGTGTTCGGATAGAGAGCCTTGGGATCCAGCGCGCCGTTCCCCCGGGCGGCATTGCCGCCGACGAACGTATCGTCCTTGATCGCCTTACTGACCTTCACCATCCCTCGGATCAGGCCGGGGTGGTTCGTGAACCCCAGCCCTTCGAGGTAGGCGACGGTTTCCTTGTCGAAGACCTGCGCCAGCGCCGTCTTGGCGTCGCCCAGGGCCTCGGCGGTGAACTCCCTTTCGGAGGTCGCCCGCCATTCGCCGGTCTGCTTGGTCCACTGCGCTGCAGACTGGTCGTTGACCGCCTTCGCAATCGCCTTGTCCCGCTCGACCGTGAAATCGATGAGCTTCTGCGCCACCTCTGGCGCGATCTTCTCGCCCTCGAACAGCTTCACCGCGTCGGCGAAGACCGGGTCGTCGGGCTTGTAGCCCTCGGGCAGCTTCAGGGCGGTGTAGTCGGCCGGGGTGTCGGCCTTCGTCTCGGCCGCCTTCTTCTCGGCGGCCGCCGTCTCTTCGGCCTTGCGCTGCTCGGGCGTCAGGGCGGCAAGACGCGCGGTCTCGGCCTCGGCCGCCGCCTTCTGCTCCGCTGTCGGCTCGGACGTCGTGATCTGCTGCGTCGTGCCGGCGTCGGTCGCCTGCTGCTGCGTCGTACCCGTGTCAGCGGTCGTGGTGGTGTCGGTCGTCGCGGTCTCGTCAGCCATCATCCTGCTCCTGTGCGGCCATTTCGCCGGCCAGCTGCTTCTCAGCCGCGGCAGCGCGCGCCTCGGCCGTCATGAGTTCGGTCTGCTGCGGCGCGTGCTGCTCGATCTGGCCCAGCAGCTCGATCCCGATGCTGCGGCGGCCGGCCGTGTAATCCTGATGGCGTTGAGCCTCGGGTCCGCCCGGCACGTAGCCGTCGGCGCGGAGGTCACAGAGGCCCAGCAGTCCATTGACGAAGCGGCGCCCCTGCTCGGTGGCCATGACGGCGCGGACATCGTCGGCCGCGCGCATCGTGTCGAGCTTCTCGCGCTTCTCGGCGTCGCGAACCTGGCGGGCGTCGTTGGGATCGTGGGTCATCAGAGCCCCAGCACTTCCTGAAGCGCATTCCGCCCGCCGCCGACGTCCGTCTCGCTGAGCGTCTTGGCGCCGTCGGCTGCAGCCGTGGCCGTGGCCATCGCCTGCGCTGCCTGAGCCTGCTGGGCGCGGGCCTGGCGCATCTTCGCGACCTGGTCGTCGCTGACCACAACGGCCGAGGGGGCGCCGAGCTTGTCGCCGTAGATGTCCATGGTCTTGTCGGCGTCGAGCTTGTCGAGCACCTCGGGCTTGGTCGCTGCAATGCTACCCGCCATGGCCCACAGACGTTCGACGCTGCCGAGATCGGCCGCCTTCTGAGCCTGCGCGAGGATGGAGATCAGCTCGACGTCCAGCGGGTAGCCCTGCAGCTCCTCGGGCGGTTCCGCCAGCAACCGGTTCTCGAACATGATGTCGAAGGTCTGTTGCACCAGCGGCTGGAGAAGGTCGTCGTGCAGGTTCTCCAGCACCGGCCCCAGCATCTGCATCTTCTCTTCGCGCCGGGTGCTGATCTCGAGCTGGTTGCGCGGCTGGACGCCCTCCATCTGGTCGAACATCAGGAAGAGATCGGCGAAGAAGGCCGACTTGACCGACTCGCGCGTGCGCATCACCAGCCGCTCGACCTCGGCGATCGCGCCGGGGGCGGTCTGGTACAGCGGCCACATGCCGGCGCCCTTTTCCTGCGTCGTGAAATAGTTGATGGCGCCCGGCAGGACGGACGAGGCCGAGCCCTTCAGGCTGATGTGCGCGCCCATCGGCGGGTTGACGTGCTTGTCGACCGCGTTGTGCTCGCGCTTCGCCAGGATCTGCAGCGACTTCACGTCCGGCAGGGCGTCGTGGCCCGGGCCCTGGGAATAGGCCTCGTTCTCGATCGGCTTCCACCGCGGCACCAGCACCGGGAATCGGCTGTAGCCTGCGCGGTTGATGAACTCGCCGTCGGCCTGGCCAGAGGCCTCGCGCCAGTAGACCGACCGGAACGCCTTGCCGGCCCAGTCGAGCCGCCCCTTCTCGACCTTCGGGTTCGGCTCGATCATGTGCATGATCGCGATCTCGGTATCGGCCTCGGGCCCCTTGGCCTTCTCCGAGATCTCGCGGATGCCGTGGTTCGGCCAGCGCTGTTCGATCTGCCGGTAGGTGTACATGAACCGGCGGGCCAGCGTGTCGACCCGGCCCCGGTAGTCCAGGCCCAGCCAGTATTCGCCCGTGGTCAGCGTGTAGAGCCGGATCACGTCCTCGCGGTCGAACTCGAGCAGCGCGCAGCCGGTGCCGAACTGGCCCAGCTCCTCATAGATGAGCGGCAACGCCGAATAGAGATTGCCGGCGTTGAACACCATGCGCATGCGCTCGGCGCTGTCGTCGAACCACGCCTTCACCGGGGCCAGCTGCGCGACCTGCTTGTCCGGCACGGTGAGGCGGAACCACGGGCGGGCGGGCGACGTGACGCCCGACATCAGGCCGGCCACGAGGGTGCGCAGCGCAAAGAGCGCCGTCGGATCGAGGATAGCGCCGTTCTTCTGGGTGCCACCCTGGTTAGAGTTCGGCGACGAGAAGAACCGGCCGCGGCGCGGGTTCACGAAGCGCGAGAGGTCACGCCAGCCCGACTCCCACGACGAGCGCTGCCGCTTCAGCACAGCGATGCGCTCGTCCAGATGCTTCCGGAGGGCGGCGTCCTTGGCCATCAGGCGCCCAGCATCGTCTTGCCGGCGGTCGTGCTGGCCGGCGTGGTGAGCCCCTGCCCGCCTGTCGTGATCGTCGAGGCGTAGCCCGCCATCGCCTGGGCGCGCTTCTTCTGCTCGTCGCGCGCGCGCTTCACCGACTCATCGGCATAGGACGGGACGGGTTCAGGCGCCGGGGGGAGCGGCGCGGGTGAGGGATATGCGACGGAAGGAGCGCCGCCACCGAAGATGCCCAAGGCTGGTGTCTCCTGAAGAGAGCCAGCCTCACAAACTTCTGACGGGGTTTAGCGATTACAAGCCCAAACTACAGATCGGCGTGCGGGTCGTAGTCTGACTGCACCGACGTCGCGCCATAGGGGTCGAGCGACGATGCGGGCCCTTCGGCAGGAAGATCGGCCACCGGATAGGCGAAGGTGAGCGCGAGGCCGTCCGCCACGTCAGGCGACGCCAGCCCGCGCTTCTTCATGTCCTCTTTCCGCTCCAGGCGGATGGCGTTGTGCGTGTCGAATCCGTACTGGCGGCCGGTCAACTCGGCCTTGAGCTCCGGATCCTTCTCGATGGCGCCCGTCTTGAGCCACAGGCGCATCGCAGCCCACATTTCGGCGGCCTTGTCAGCCACAAGCGGCAGATCACCGCCCATCATGTAGCGATCGGCCTTGCCGCCGAAGTTGACGCCGATCACCAGCCGACCGGGCAGCATCTTTCGCACCATGTCGACCACGCCAGCGCCCATGCCGCCCTCGTCGATGAAGATCGCCGATGCGCCATGGACCATGGCCTGTTCCGCGACCTTGCCGGACAGCGTCACGAGGTCGAGCCCGCGGAACTTCAGCGTCGGGATGGTCCGGGCGTCCAGGCCTCGGCGGAACGTGATCACCTGCTGATCCTCACCGAACCGGGCCACGTCGACACCCATGATGAGGGGCTGACGCAGATAGCTGACCGCTTCCCGGCTGGCTGCGGCGTCCACCAGCTCGCCGTCGATGAACTGCATGCTGCCTCCTCGGGGGAATTGCCCTTTGACGCGGACGCGGACGAAGTCGCTGTCCTCGCCCCAGTCCGCGATCCATTTGTCGATCTCACGTTTGTTGGTGCCCGGCACGTCGCGGCTATCGATCTGGCGGGGCCGCCAGCGATGAGCAAACCGGCCGCCGGCAAAGCACTCACGGAAGCGTCCCGTGTTCTCTGTGGGATTGCCGAACACGAGCCACAGGATCTCGGTGTCCTCGTCGGTGAGCGCGCCCTCGGCCACTTCCCACACCTTGTCCGCGATCTGGGATGCCTCATCGAACAGCAGGAGGATGCGCCGGCCCTTGTTGTGCAGCCCCGCGAAAGCCGCCGTGTTGTTCTCCGACCAGGTCGCCGCGTCGCAGCGCCATTCCTTCGAGCCGCTGCTGTTGCGACGCGCGATACTCGTGGCCTCGAATTTGAACCAATGGCGGCAGATCAGGAGGTTGAACCACTTCGACACCTCCGGCCACGTCTTGGTGCGGAGCTGGTCGCCCGTGTTGGCGGTGATCACCACTTTTGTGAGCGGCGCGGTCGCCAGCCCCCATAGGATCACCCACGACACAAGCGCGGACTTGCCGATGCCGTGGCCTGAAGCTGTAGCAATTCGCAGCGCACCTTCGACATCGTCCGCCGACAGGGCCTCCGCGATGATGTTCAGCGTCTCGATCTGCCACGGGCGCGGCCCTGTCTCGCTCGCAAGCTCGGTGCCTGGCTCGCCCCACGGGAACGCATAGCGCACGAAGCCCAGCGGATCGTGGCGGAACCCCGCGATGATCTCGATCAGGTCGCCTTCAGGGTCCCGGCGTTCAGCCAGCGCCATCCTTCAGCCTCTTGGCAGCCTCTGCCATGCGCCGGACCAGCTCGTCGCCAGCGTCCAGCTCGTGGTGCTGAGTGGGCTTGCCATAGGCGCGGTCAAGGATCGCCTCGGCCGCCGCGACGCGCGTCCGGCCGTTCTCGTCGCCCAGCGCGCCCACGAGCGCATTGATGGCCGCCTCGGTGTGCTGCTTGGCCAGTTCCTTGATCGGCCCTACGTCCTTGGGCCGGCCGCTGGGATTGCCGCTCTGGCCGGGGGCGAAGGTCCCTGGCTTCCGTCCTGATGCCGTCCTGTTAGCAGGAGCCTTTACCATCAGGCCCTCGCGCCCCGGTTCCGAGGCGCCGAGCCTAGCCAGCATTGCCGACAGGCCAGCGGGCACGCCCCGGTCTATGCCGAGGGCACGGCGCTTCTTGCCGATCAGCTTCACGTCGCGGGCCATGTGGGCTGCGATCTGGGCGTCGGTCCTACCCTCCCCGGTTAGATCCCGGAGAGTGGCTTCGTCCTGTGGTGTCCAGGGTGTGCGCGGCTTACGGCTTGCGCTGGTGGTTGTGTTTTCCAAGGATCCCCGCCGTGTGTTGGCGGGTTTCCATTAGGGGAAAGTGTGACTAGGGATTGCAACTGCTATTGATATTCCACTCCATAGCAGCTTTTATCGAGGTTCCTTGTTTGGGTGTCATCGGGGAGGGTCACCTTGACGCTAGCGCCGGAACAGCGCTCAAAAATGCTCGCCTCCACGGCAGAGGCGTCAATCGCGCTGGTTGAAGATCTTGAGCACTTGCGAGTAGTCGTAGGCACGCTCGATCCTACCAGTGGCGAGTTGCGCAGAATAAGCGCAATCCTACGTAGGTTGCTTGTCGAACGCGACTTGTCGTTGGTCGCAACCCCGCGCATCGGCAAGATCGCCCTAAAGGCCCCAGACAACAACCCGATCTATCGCTTGGATCGCACAACGCCCCTAGCTTTCTTTTCCAGCGGAGGCGCCGTCACCTTTGGTGTGAGGGTTCGCGCCGGGATAGTCACCCGCGGCTCTTCTTCAATAGGGATGCCAGATTTCAACCCCGAAAGCTTCATCGAACTCTCGCTTGATGGGTTCTTGAATCAGCGAGTGCTGTGCCTTAACGGCGCTTGGGTGAGCCGACGAGCTTTGATTAAATACATGGCCAACACAGCCTCTGGTGTTCATTCTGGCACTCCGACAACAGAGGAAGAAAAGCTCATCTCGCGAATGAGGGCCGCAGCAACATTTAGCGGCCAAGGTGAGGCGATGGGGTTGTCCTTCGACCATCGACCAATCGAAGACACCGCTCAACTCTTCAGCCCGCGCCCTGGCACCGTCGATGCGGTCTTGGTCGAGTTGCTGTGCGCCGCCCATTTTCTGCTGGAATCTAAGAGCGTGACCGATCTGGAAACCGCCGTCCGGTCTGAGTTTTCCTTGCCGCCGTATCCAGCTAATCGATCGGCAGGCGGTTCTCAGACACCCCCAACGGGTAGCGGCGCACGCCCCGGATAGTCTCGATCCCTTCTTTCATGCACACCTAGCGCCTTCCCGGTTACAGAAAGCGTGACTAGCAAAGTCAACAGTTGTTGCGAGATGCGGGCACCCGACGTCAATGTACTGGGCAACGCTTCTGCATTCGGGAGGGCTTGATAATGGCGAGCTTCGGCAACAGTTGGTTCATAATACTGACGTCGGGCGAGGCGGCTACGGTGCGCGGCAAGTCTACTCCGTCTGCCGCTCTTGAACCCATAGCGCTGGAGGATGGCCGTTTCTTCCTGCCGATCCAGGTCTTAGAGGACCCCAATCATGCGAAGCACATTCCCTTCCTGGCGGCTTTGCCGCTAGCAAAGCTGGTCCAGAATGATAGCGGCGCTTTTAGTGTGCGGCGTGGCAGTGAGAAAGCCGGAAATCCATCGGTGCTAGAGAGGCCATATCAACCATCTGATCCAGACAATCCCCTATCTTCTCCGCAGAATCTGCCCCAATTAGGCGACTGGTCGGAGGCTATCCTATACGAAAGCATCGGGCGCGCGCTCTCGCGATGGGAAGCAATCGAGTACGAGCTTTCACATCTGTTTGCTGCATTTTTGAGCCCCTCCGTGGATTCTGTTCTGGTGGCCCGCGCCTACGGTGCGGTGGCTACCTTCAAATCTCGCCTGGACATGCTCTCCGCGACAGCCGAGGCGTATTTTGCGCGATACCCAAAGGCCGACGCCGAACGAGGCGAACGCCTCAATGCAGAGTTCACTGACATTTGGCAAAAGGCGCTCAAGTGCAACACTCAGCGGAATAGGATCGCCCACGGCATGGTCGGGCCGCTCGGGTTTCCCGGTGAGCCTACTCGCGGCGTAGCGCTGGTACCTGCCCATTACACAATCAAAGATCGCCAGCTCGGGAAGACGAAACCTGACTACGCCTACACATCGGGAGTCATCAATTACTTCGGAGAGCAGTTCTGGGCACTCCGGCTGCCTATCTCGAATCTTTCGATGGAGATTCACCAGTTCTTCGTTCGAGAAGTCGAAGCTCCTTAAGCAGCAGCCGAGCGAATTGATCGCCGCTGGAAACATCGAACCAGTCAACGATGTGGCGCGCTATCAGTTCGCGCGCGGCCTCTACGGGAACTGTAATTTTCTCGCTCATGAAATCCTGCCTTCCCGACCTTGTCTCAATTAACAGGCCGCGCTCCAGAGCGACAGCACCGCATCGGATGTTCGACAGATGACAGGCCCATCGCCTCCCGCTGCCTAAGCACCGTCCGCCGGCAGCACCCCAGCTTCGTGGCGATCCTCCCATCGGTCCACCTGCACCCGTGGAAGTACTGAAGCGCCTCTGTGTCTTCAGCCGTCCAGACCTTGCGTTTCCTCACACCCCGCCTTCCTTTCCGCGATGCTCGTTTGAGAGTCCTGAGCGAAGACGCACTTCGCCCTTGCAGGGAAAAGTGCATCTTCACGCGGTATGCTCGCCCGAGCCGCCCGTCGCTTCTGACGCATCGCTATAGAGATTGCCGGTTGATCCCGGCGCGCGGGTGGGTTGGCCGATCCCCGCTTACTCAGTCTTCGAATCCAACGGCGGGCGCGCACGAGGGTAGCGATCCCCTCGACGCGCCGTGACGGGAAGTGCCCCGTCGTCCTGTGCGTAGCTTCTTTTCCCCGGTGGCGCTCACGGTCATGGTCCCATGGTGACGCCGATACAGAGGGGCTATGTGCGACGGCGAAGCCCACCGTCATTGAACTCAGGCGGCGCATGACCTCCTCTGCATCAGGTCGAGGAGAAGCGTCTGCAGGGCCGGCAGGCCGGCCTTCAGGTGCAGGTCGTTCGCGTCCGTGCCTAGGTCGGGAGGCATCGCCCAGGGCAGGCCGGTGCGGCGCGCAAAGTACTCCCCCGTGCCCAGGTTGCCGAGCTGCGGGATCGGCTTGTCGTTGTCCGTGACGATCAGGGCCCGCCGGCGCTTGCTGGCCACCTCGGCGACGTTCGCCGCGGCGAAGCAGCAGGTGACCCGTGCCCGCACGCTCATGCCGGTCAGGGCGGCCTTGATCGACAGGCCCGTCGCGTAGCCCTCGCACAGGAACTCGAGCGGACCGTCGCCGATCGAGAAGGACGCCCCGCCGATGCTCCCGTTCTTCAGGGACATCTTGCGGCCGTCCTCGTAGATCTTCTGGAGCGTCGTGATCTCGCCGTTGATCCGGCCAGGCACCAGCAGCATGTCCTCCAGGACGAGCCCTATGGCCTTGGGAAAGCCCTTCCGAACGAGATAGGGATGCGTTGACCAGGTGGCCGACTTGACCATGTGCTGCGCCGTCTCGGCGGCAAACCGGGCCGCTGCGGCTTCCTCCGCGCGACGCTTCGCGAGATCCGGCAGCGGCTTGACCGGCCCCCGGCGGCGCTCGTCCCGGGCCTCGTGCCAGACGGCCAGGGCGAAAGTCTCCCAATTCCGGATCCAGCCGCGTTGCCCGTCGCTGCGATAGGCGCCGTTCTTCTTCTTCGGGTGCGTGTCCGTCGCGCAACGGTGGATCCGGTCATCCTCGCGGATGTTCCCGATGATGCAGCCGATCGAGGCCGCGACCTCGTGGAAGCTCATGGCGCTCATGCGGTGGCCGGCCGGCTCTTGGAGTAGCGCGCCATCTCGCGCTTGCAGAAGCTCTCGACGTCGAACGTCGCCAGCTCGGGGGTAACCGGGAACCGGTCGTATTCTCGCGGCGGCCAGTGATCGTAAATGCCCTTGAAGAGCCCCGCCGCCCAGCGCCGCCCGGCCGCCTCGTCTCCCCTCTTCCGCTCGGTCGCCCAGGCGACGAAGCAGCGATGGGCAAAGGCCGGGTCCTTCAGCAGCGGGTGATTGGCGAAGTCGAACTTGCGCGACGAAGCGTGCTTGCTGAGGTCGAGCTGATGCGTCGTGCCGCTCACCACGGTGATGCCGGAGGCCTTGGCTGGTCGTTCCCAGCCGCAAGCCGGGCAGATTGGCGTCGCGACCGGGAAAACCGCCTTGCACGATGGGCAGGACCGCTCCTTGCGCTCCTTCTCCGTCAGCTCGCGTGGCTTGCGGTCCTTCTCGCCCCCCTCGTTCAGCTCGTCCACGCCACGATCCCAGAACTCGACCGTGTCCTCCAGGAACCGCATGGCGTTGCCGGTGTGGTCGATCACCAGTGCCTTGTCCTTGCCCGGCGCCGGCCGCATGACGCGACCGATCTGCTGGATATGCGTCGTGAGCGATTTCCGGAGCGGCCGGCACAGGATGCAGACCTTCACGTCGGGAACGTCGAAACCCTTGGCCAGTGCGTCGCAGCTCACCAGCCCCATGATGGCGCTGTCCGGCTTCCGGAACTCCGTGATCTTGCGGCGGCGGTCGTCCTCGTCGTCGAGATAGCTGATGTTCTGGAAGTTGAGGCCCACACTCGCCATCGCCCGGCAGATTTCCTCGCCATGGGCAACGGTGCTGGAGAAGCAGATGGCCTTCTCCGGCTTCCCGAAATGCTCGGTCGAGAGCTTGACGTACTCGGTCGCCACGTCGCCCACGATGGTGACGCCAGCCCTCTCCAGGCCCGCATCGTCCCACTCGCCGGTCGACTTCACGGCCACGCCGCTGATGTCCGCCTCGACCGTGGCATAGACGATGGGCTTCACCAGCGCTCCGCTGGCGATCAGCCCGTCCGTCGTCGCGACGTTGACGATCGCGCCGAAGTGGCGCCCCAGGCCCTTGGTGAAGGGCGTCGCAGTCAGGCCGATGATCGAGGTCGAGTCCGGCAGCCCCTTCAGCCAGTCGAGCGTCGACTTGTAGAGCGTGTGGCATTCGTCGATCAGCACGAACCGCAGGTCGCGCAGATGGTGGGCGACATAGCCGCCGTTCCCGATCCGACGGCCGAGCGTCTGGGCCGACACGAGTTGCACACAGGAATAGGGATTGCTCCGCCAGTGCGCGGCCTGCATGACGCCGTGGTCGATGCCGTAGAGGTCCATCGCCTGCGAGGTCTGGTCGATCAGGGCGGACCTGTCCGTGATGAATGCCGAGCGCGAACCCGCCTCCTTGGCAAGCTTCATCAGGCCAAGAGCGATGATCGTCTTACCGGCACCGGTGGGCGCACACAGGATCTGCCGGCGATGGCCCCGCCGTATGTTCTCGCGCGCGCTCTCGATGGCGCCGGATTGATAGTCGCGGAGAACGAGAGCCTGTGCGGCCGGGGCGAACATGTCAGGCATCCGCGCGCCCCTTCCAGCCAGCGGCGATGGCCCGCTCCTTCCACATCTTCTCGCGGTACTCGGCCGAGGCTTTCTCATCGACCAACACCGCAACCCGCCGCGTCAATGCCGCCACCTGTTGCGTCAGCTTGGCGTTCTCTTCGGCCAGGCCTTCGGACCCGGACATTGCAATGCGCTCATCGCGCTCGATCTCGATGTCACGCTTCGCCGCATCGGCCTCCGCCTGAAACTCAGGATCCGGCACAAAGCGGACGCTGCCTAATTTCGGTCTCGGTCTGTCGCCGCTGGGCTCGCTGGCGTTGCCAGCTTTGGGCTTCTGCGGCTTGCGCTCGGCCGGATAGACCCGTCCGTCCCTTGTTTCGCGGGAGCATTGGGGAATTTCCCCAATGCTCTGGCGATCCGCGCGGACCGACTGCACCGTCTTGTGATCGACCCTGAGGCCTTCGGCGATCTGACGATTGCTCTTCTCGGGTGTGTCCTTCAGCTGAGCGGCGATCAGCTCGCGCTTCTGGGCCCGGTCGAGGTGCCGGCGGGCGAGGTTGAGTTGCCGGGCATGCAGGCGCTTACCGTCTTCCGACAAACCAGAGCGGACCACGCGCGGCCAATCGGTGATGCCAAGCTCAGAACAGGCGCGGACCCGGTGGTGACCGTCCAGCACCTCGCCGTCTTCGTCGTATTCCACGGGGACCAGCACGCCACGCGCCTCGATGTCCGCCTTGAGCGAGGCGAACTCGTCTTCCGACAGTGCCGGTAGCAGCTGGTACTTCAGCATGATCAGATGTTCCGGAGGTCGAAGCGCGCAATCAGGCCCCTTGCCCGCTTTCGGCTGATGGCCCCACTCTGGCCCGCGGCCACGATGCTGCGCTTGAGCGCACGCCTCAGCGGCTCACGGATCGGCTGCCACTCGTCAGGCCGGCGCTCGCCCTCCTCCAGCAACGGCTGGGCCACGCTCTCGCGCCCGAAATCGACCACGATCAGACGTCCGACATCATCGACTGGTGGCATGATCAGTCCTTTCGCGGCCGGTCGCCGCCGTTAGTCGCTCGAGCCAGGAACCACTCGGCGCGTTTCCGCCACGTCGTCATCCGTGACCTGTGGCGTTCCGCGATCCAGAGGCATGCGCTTGCCCCGGCCTTCCAAAGACGTGCGAATGTCATGGACGATTCTTTCGTGCCGAGCTTCGTCGGCCTTGAGCGCTGCAATGCGCCTGTTGAGGGTTTCGATCTCGGCGTAGTCGACGCGCCGCTGTTCCTTGTTCCAAAAGCTACGCACGCGACGCTCGCTCCATCCGAGCGCACGAGCCGCACGCGGAAACCACGCCTTCAGGTTCTCGCCCCGTTCGCGTGGGACCGCGCGCCACAACATCTCGTGCGCTTCAGCCTGCACGGACACTTCCGACTCCACGCTCTTGGGTGAAACACCCAACCTCTTGGACATGAACGCTCCTACGTTGGTGTTCATGCGGAGCAGCAATCACCAAGAGGAGCGCGAAGGTCGGTTCGTTCACGTCGGAGAAATCGCGCGCCGCCTGGTTGGTAGCCTGATTGCGAAGCGCGAAGAGACAGCGGCCCAGCAGCCGCACGCGACCACCCGGCAAGGTGGCGCAAGATTCGAGACTGCGGCGCCCGGCAATTGCTGCCACAGCGCGTCGCATACGGGAGGCGTCGCCGCCATTGGTCCCCGCCTTAAAGCAGCGGCGCCTCCCAACCCATCCGATGGCCGGTGACGTGGCCGCCCTGGCCAAGAGCCCGCGGCCCACCATCAGACTGCGCATCAGCCGCGGTCGCTTCTCAGCACCCCCCTGACGACCAAGCGAGGCAGCATCGTGCCCAGGAAAACCAAGAAGGAAGCGAAGCCGGCCGAGAGCTTCGCCGTCGACCTCGCCGTTGGGCTCTGCGGCTGGCTGCTCATGGTCGAAATGATGTCGATGCTGGAGAAACGGGGCGTCCTGAAGGAGAAGGATTCCCTGCGAGTCATCGCCAACTCGGTCACGGCACTCGAAGCGCTTGCCAGCGACAACCCCGAGCACCCGACATTCAAGATCGCGAGAGTCATCATGGATTCGCAGCTCGTCGGCTGGAATCGCGATGACCTCGGTTAGTTCTACCGCCGGCACTACGCTGCCTCCACGGCGAGGCCTTCGCGCTCTGTCAGTCTGGCGATCGCATCCGAGAATTGGGTGACCCGCCATTCATGCGCTTTGCCCTGGCCGGGTATCTTGTTTGCTCTCTTCCACCCATGAACGGTCGAGACCGGCACCCCCATCTCCCGGGCCACCGCCGAGGCTCCGAACTTTGAGATCGCGTCTTTGGGGCGTCGAGCATTCACCATGTCGATGGATTTACGGTATTCGTAAATCCAAGGCAAGCCGTTTTTACGGATTGCGTTAAAGACGATTTACGGAATTCGCTTAAGTTGCCCAGATGCATTTCATCAAGGCGCGAATCCGGGAGCTACGTCCCAAGGGAAAAACTCAAACCGGCCTAGGCCAGGTCCTAGGTTTGGACCCCGCTCGCATCACCGAGATCATGAAAGGCGAGCGCCAGGTAAAAGCGTCTGAACTCGTGCCGATGTCGGACTATCTGGAGATGCCGCTGGCAGACGTCATAGCCGCGCTGGAGACCGCCCAAGCGGACGAAGATCCAATTGAAGCAGAGAACGAAGACGGCCCTGAGCCTCGCTTCGGCGCTTATGTACGAGGACTGCGAGAAGCGAAAGGCATGAGCGTCCCCGATCTCGCAAGAGCAGCACGCGTCAGCCCGGCTGTTATCTCAAGAATAGAGACGGCGGATTGGAAGCCGAAGGATGAAATCCTGCTGAATATCGCGAAGGTATTAGGAGCAGACGGAACGGAGTTGATCGACCGCGCGACGCAAGTGCCTCCTGAGCTTAGCGAGATCATCAAATCCCACGGAGCACGAGGAGTTGGCCTCACCGAGCTTTTTCGCACAGTGAAGGACTTCTCGCCTGAGCAGATGAAGGACCTAATCGAGCGAGCCAAGAGGGCAAAACCGAAGCCGTGATCAAAGTCCCCAGCCTTTCACGTCTGCAGCTTGAAGGAAAAGTTAACGAACTCCTTTCTGCATACGCAGACACGATCGGCGAAGACATCTCCTTACCCATACCAATTGTCGAAATCGCGGAGCATCATCTCGCGCTGGAGATCGAGTGCGTTGATCTCCATGCACTTCTGGGAGAGCCCAGGCGAGGAAACTCGGCTGGGATACTAGGGCGGATGCTCGTTAACGAGCAGAAAATTCAGATAGACCAGAGCCTTGATCCGACGAAGAACCCGCGACAGCTCGGGCGTTACCGTTACAGCATCGGTCATGAAGTTGGGCACTGGGTCTTGCATCGATTCATACTCTTGCGGAACCAAAAAAAGGCCCAGAAGCCCATCATCGTCAGCCGAGAGATTCGCGAAGGCGTCACGCCGCCTGATGCCGAAGTACAAGCGGAGGCTTTCGCCTCTCACATCCTGATGCCGACCCAACGCGTCCTCGATGCATGGGGTGAACGCCCTCCGATTGCTTTCAGCGTTTTTTCGCACGGGTCGAAGGACCTCAGCAGGTTGTGGGTAGACCGCAAGGCTGAACCGTTCTTGGCGTGCTCAATGTACAAGGCGGAGTGCAATCGCTGGTTTGATGAATTCTCGGCGCCTCTCACCAAGCTCTTCGGCGTTTCGAACCAAGCCATGAGAGCGCGCCTTCAAGCACTTGGCCTTTTACGTCGCGCTCGAAGGTTCACCGGCCTGGGCCAGCTTCCGCCGCCGAGAAGAGGACCGCTGGAGGGTATTTTACGCATTCCGTAAAATTATGCTTGCTCTCTTTTTACGACTTCCGTAAATTCCTCCTTGCACAAGCATGGAGGTTCCAGTGCCCGACTCGCTCATTCTCGAAATCCCAGCACACCCAGCAATTTCGACGGACACCTGGGTACCGTCGGCATCCATGCCGGCCATCCCGTTCAACACCAGCGACCTGCTCGTCCGGCTGTATCGGGAAGCGCTGGCGGCGGCCGATGCGCTCGAAGGAGTTGAGGAGGCCGACGACGGCCCCCTCCACAAGGGCTACCACTCCGCTACTGATCGCTTCATGGACGCCCCGATCAACACGATGGGCGATGTCCTCCTGAAGTTGGACCACATCGCCTATCACGAGGACCTCGAGGCGAGACCACATCCCATCATCAACCGTACGCTGCTCGCCCTGCTTCGCGATCTGCGCGCGACCGACGCCGCGCAGCGGCAGCTCTCGAAGATCGAGGCGGCGCGCCAGCCGGCACCCCCTACGAACCGGATCGCCACCCTGCGCAGTGAAGTGACCGCGGCGGAACAGCGGCTCGAAGTGTCGCACGAGGAAGACGACGGCCCTCTGGCACGAGCCTTCTTCGAGGTGCAGGACCGTCTCACCGCCGAGCCTGTGCGCACCAACGAGGATGTCATCCAAAAGCTCGAATATCTCGCGCAGCATGAGCTGCTGGACGATCCTCAGACCATCCCCGCCCAAGTCGTCGCCAATCTCCTCCGGGACTTTCGATCCGCGGCGGCACTCGCTCCCGCCCTCGACGTTCTCGCCATTCACCGCGCCGCCGATGAGCAGGTGGACAAGATCTACTGTCTCCAGGGTCGTATGACCCGGGGACTGGAGGCGCTTCGCCATCTCGGTAAGAGCGTCTGCTCGGCAGACGACTGGTTGAAGCTCCGCTTCATCATCGACTCGATGAGCGACACGAACGACGACCTCCTCACAGCCAACGACGCGATCGACCCGCTCAATCCGACCGTTCTCGACGAGCAGGTGGAGTGATGCCGGACACGTTCATCTGCCCCGCCCCGGCCGGCAGCTCTGTATCGAGCGTCCTGGCCGCCCTGAACAGCGTTCGCGAACTGCTGAACGCCAACGAAGACCCCAGCCAAGAGGACTCTCTTGGCAAGACCCACGGTGAGGTACAGACCCGCTTCGTTGCCGAGCCCATCCGCTCCGTTCCCGACGCGATCACTAAGCTGGAATTTGTGGTCGCCGAGGATGAGCTCGATTCGATCGACGAACGCATCGTCCAGGACGTCATCTCCTTCCTGCGCTCGCAGGTGGTGACGTGAAGCCCTGCCCTCTCTGCGGCGGTACCGGCACCATCAGGCACTCGATGAAAGGCCTGCCCTTCGTCGCATGCATCGCTGAGCGCTGCGGTGCCGCCAGCAAGCCCGCGCCGACCGAGGCCGGCGCACTCACCAACTGGGCGACGCTCGTCCGCGCCGCCGAGAGCATCCCGAACGACTGGATGCTCTATCCGCCCGAGCTGTCTCAAGCCGCGTAACCGTCAACTTCATCGAGGGGACCATCATGCCCACCATCAATCAGACCACCACCACCGCCCGCCCCATGAACGGGCACCCGCTCCTCAGCGCCGACCAGATGCGCCCGCTCTGGGATGCCATAGACGAGGCCATCAAGAATTACCGCGAGGAAGACGAGGAGCGCACGGGCGACGCCGTCCTGGAAGCCAAGGACCGGATCGCGAATGCCCGAACCGTCGACCCGCTCGGCATCGCCTACAAGCTCCGCGCGACCCGTTCGTGGCGTGATCAGAGCAAGGGCCTCGCCGAAGCGCTGAAGTCGTCGGATCGCGACGAGCGCACAATCGCGACCATCATCCGCGACCTCGAAGCCGTGTCGGCCGCCAGCCGCCCGCCCCGCCGTATTTCGGCCCGGCTGCGGCCGTTGTGGGAGGCGTACCTGCGCCACTGGAAGAAGGTCTGCAACGCGACGGACGCAGAGGACCGGGCCATGCTCGCGGAGAGGAAGGCGGACGTGGAGCGAGGGACGAGCCAGGCTGCCATCGAGGCCGCGCTGCGCTCGGCGGACGCGAAGCAAGCCTTCGGCGCAACGCACGAGGCCTTCGCATCGGCCCCGGCCCGCACCGCCGACGACGCCATCTGCAAGCTTCTGTTCGTGATCGACCAGGCCAATCTTGGCGATGAGGAGGAGCGCGCGGTTCGTGCCGCGATCCGAGTCCTCAAGAAGACCTAGCCGCCACAGGACAGCTTCTAAGGATCACTATGAACGCCCTGCCCGCTCGGCAAATTGCATCACTGGCCTGTGATTTGAAGGCGGGCGGGTATGGTGCGCACGATCTGCAGCACTCCGCGCAGGGGTTCTCAGGCACCCAGCCGCCCTTCGCGGATGCCGGCGCGATAATTCCCACTCTCAGCCGGCTGGCCGCCGATCAGATCCCCAACCTGATCGGCGGTCACGTTGGGATGACGTTCTCTGACGGCAGCGAGCGCTTGCGCCACGCCGGCCCTCACCTCAGCTATGGTAAGCGTCGGCCCTTTCTCGACGGTGGCGAGCGCCTTTGCCGAGCAGTAGAGATCGGGCCGCTCGACATGAAGCATCACATCCTCGCCGATGCGAAAGTTACCTGTCGCCAGATGGGCAATGACCCGGCAGAGCAGGTCCGTTTCCCACGGCCCAAACACGTGGCCTTGGTTCTCGGTACAGTTGAGGTAGATATCCAAGCGCCGAACGAGGTCTCGCTGGGCCTCCTGAGCCGGAGCCTTCATCGTCGTTTTCATGGACAAGCCTCAATCCGGACTGGATGCAAAAATCGTCGACAGTCTGGTGCGAAGAGCTGCACCGCTGCCGTTCCCGCCGTCGAGACCAGTAGGCGCTCGGATCAGGTGCGGTTCCTCCGCCAGCAGCATGAGACGTTCCGCCTCTGCGAAGTCCTCGGCGAGAAGTGCATCGATCGATCGCTCGACGTGGTCGAATTGCCAGCGGGTAATGGGATCCATGCGATCGAGAAATCGCTGGACCCGCTCTGCAATGGGCAGGCGGGCCATTGCACGGTCGGTTGGGTTCGAAGTCATGACTTCGGAGGTAGCACGGGGGAGGGGTGCGTCTGATGGCGCGAGCGGTCACTTCCCTGGGCAATTGCGGGTTACCCCCAGCGCGTAATGCGATGCCCTGTTGCGGCCAACTGGACGAGGAGCGCGACGACTCATGAAGGCCGTCCGCGACTGGCCTGCCCTGATGAAGCCGCTGACGGCGCGCGCCTACCTAGACAACATGCCGGCCGCCAAATTCGTGGCGCTGGTCGTGCCTCACCTCGACTGCCGGACCACGGGCGGCGAGCTGAGGTTCACCCGCAAGTCACTCGACGAGTGGATTGACGCCAGCGGCGGCCCGCGGGAGGTTCAGACCCCTGAGGCGCTGGGAAGGCTACTGGATGACGACGGTCCACATCTCGGGCATTAAGCGCTACGTCAGCAACGGCACGACGTACTACTACCTGCGGGCCAGCGGCGAGGCGATCACCGACGCCGAGGGCAAGCGCCTCGATCCCACCAAGCAGCCGGACGAGTTTGCCGCTCGCGTCGAGGCGATGAAGGCGAAGCTGGCGGCCCTGCCGAAGCCCAAGGCGAAAGCAGGCTCCCTGCTCGACCTGATCGAGGCGTGGCGCGGCATCCCCGGCACGGACGGACGGCCGAAGCGCGATCCGTCCCCGGAATGGCTCCAGCTCTCCCCGGCCACCCGCAAGAGCTACGAGCGCATGATCGACCCGAAGGCCGGATATCTACGCCGGGCACTCAAGCTCGACCTCGGCACGCTCATGCTGCCGGCGATCGACACGCCCAACGTGGTGAAGATCCGCAACAAGGTCGGCAAGGCCTTCGGCTTCTGGACGGGCAACTATGCCGTCACCGTCCTGTCGACGATGTTTTCCTGGGGCATCCTCTACGGCCACATGACCGTGAACACGGCCAAGGGAGTGCCCGATCTGGAGCGTCCCGAAAACCTCGAGGCGCAGCACCGGTCCTGGGCGGATGCCGAGTTCGCGGCCATGGTCGACGGCGCCCGCGAGCGCGGATGGCGCGGCATCGTCTTGGCGCTCGGGTTGGGCCGCTTCGCCGGCTGGCCGACGGGCGACATCACTCATCAGCCGCCTTCCGTCTGGCAGCGCCCGCGCCTGATCTACACGCGGCGCAAGACCCGCAAGGGAAGGAAGATCACCAACGTCCTGGCGCCGGACCCGCTCATCGCCATCCTCGACGAGGTCGGCGCCGATCCCGACGCCAAGACCCTGGTGGTGAATGAGTCCGGCCAGCCCTACACGGCGGACGGTCTGCGGACGATGATCAACCGCCTATGCCGCGAGCTGGCCGAAGAGGGCAAGGTCAAGCCGGGGCTCAACATCCACGGCCTGCGCCACTCGCTCGGAAACGAGCTCTACGACCTCGGCATCGAGCGCGAGGCCCGGAAGCGCATGATGGCGCACGAGAGCGATGCCGCGAGCCTAGTCTACGAGCAGGGCGGCAATCGTAGCCGACAAGCCGACAAAGCGACCCGGGCCCTGAACCGGAAGCATCGTCTTCAGAGCGACAACGTTGGTGGCTCAAGATTCGGGAGAAGAAGGGGCTGAACCTTCGACAACTGGTTCAACTCCAGACTTCAAATGGCCAAACCTCCTGAAACGGCCAGCGATCTCGGATCTCAGAATCGCCCAGCTCAGACCTGTCGGGGGCTCTCTCCGGTTCTCGCGGGCGCGAAAGGCTCCATGTGTAGGGCTAGGTCCGTAAGGATCACTTTGGTCGGTCGGCTCTGCGTGTACGCAAAGTTCTCGAGTTTGTTCGTTGTCGACGATCTCGCGAATCTGCCGAGCTTCCACTCGAGCCACGAGCGGATCCTCAGATTTCGTGAGCAGCTGGATTCGGCGAAGCAGGCCTTCCGAGCCAGCGCATTCTTCACGCTCGAACGACACGCCTCGCTTGCCATTGCCCTCATCGGTCCCTTTTATATCCTTGGTCGCAATTGCAGTTGCAGCCAGCACAAGTTTGCCGTCTGGGGCGACTCGCACATGGTCAACGCTTCTGATCGCTAGAACCAGAGTTTCATTGTCAACGACCGGGCCATAACAGTTTCTCGCCACTGACTCTTCAGGGCAGCAGCCGTCGTCGATCAAGCTCATCCGAACGATCGCTTAAGTTGTTTCAGAAGCACAGTAGGTATCGCGTCATTCCACTGCGTTTCCTCCCCTCCTGCGAGTTGCCCCTCTCGACGATGGTGCCAAATCAAACCATCAGGCCCGAACTCTACAGCGAGGAAATCTCTCCGAGTCTCCCACTCGAATCCAATAGTGCCGTCCGCGCTAGGTGAAACATGGGGGGGCGGCAGCCCAGCCGGCAAAAGCCGCAAGAACGCCTTGGCATTTGCTCTCACTTCTGCGCTCGGTAGTTCCGTGTGAGCTCCCGCCCACTGTGGCGGCAACTCTGCGAACAACTCGACCTTCCGAATCGCGCGCTCAACATCAGACTTGGGGACCGCGGCTTCTACTGCGTTAGCAGTGGCGAGAAAGTTACGTGCCGCCTGATCGCTCCATATCCCGTTCGCAACTTCAAGCAACTCCATCTCGAGGAAATGGGTTCTAGCAGCGTTTAAAGCCCCCATCCCCCACACGGAAAGATCAAGGGGCACGAAACCGGTCTGCGTCGCAGATGAGTGCTCTATGGGAGTGCGCGGATACTGGCCTATCGCGCCGGTTCGCAATACGAGAGCGTCCACAACGGATCGGGACTTGGCCACCCAATCACTTACCTCGTTCAGCCCGCTTCTGGCGCCTGTGCTAGTCTCATTTAAATCACATGAGACGATAAGGAGACGAGCGCCGACGTCGAGACCGATGTTTGTTGGAACCGCTGCACCAGCCACAGTCGCACCCATGACCACAGCACTGGCGGCGAGTTTATCAACCGCTCCTAAAGACCATCCCTTAGTGGCCCCCCGGGAAGTTGCATTCGTAGCGGGCAACCTACTCGCCTCAGGCATGCCAATGAATCCACGACGAGTCAGGCCCGGCAATGGCGGCCCTTCAGAGGAGTTGGACGCAGGCGTACTCATCCGAGGGCTCTTAGTGTCTTTGCTGCAGACAAACGCTGAGCCTCAACAAGAAGCTTGTCGAAAAGCTCCTTTTGTTCGCTAACCTCAAACTTACTAGAAGGTTCGAGAACAGTATTTACATCGGCATTCAAGAGCGCGAAATATCCATCAATGGATGGCAACGGCACGCCATTCTCTAGCCGCATCAAGCGAAGAAAATGCGACTCCATTTTCAGGAGCCGATTTATAGCAATACCTGCCATGTTGGTACGGCGATTGATTTGAAACACAAAATCAATGCCATCTTTGTACGGCAGCTCGACGCCAACTTGTTCGGAAAGCAGCGCGACGGCTTCGGACTCGTCCTTGACAGGTTTGATTGTTGTCAAACTCACTGCAAGGCGGGTCGAAACGCCGACTTGATCTAACAATTTATGGGCAATGGTCTTGAACGCAGCCACCGTTTTGTCGACATCGAACAAAATGGGGAAGTCAGCAGTGTTATCTGGAGGAAGAACAAATAGATCCAACCGACCTTGCGCAAATTGAAGTCGATAAGAAATAGATCCTTCGGTCCGAACAGCAATTGCCGTGCCCTGGACCTTCTGGAAGCTGGTTAGATCTCCGCCCGTCGCTGCTTCAAGCATAGCCACGACATCGGCGGCTCCGCTGATCGGCCACCAAACCGCCTGTGCCTGCGAAATCCCCCAACCTGCCAT